TCGTGAAATTATAGAAGTTAAACCCAAACGACAAACATTACCACCAAAAGAACAGAAACGAAAAACAAAAAGGTACTTAAATGAGATTGCAACCTATGCTGTTAACCAAGCAAAGTTCAAAGCTGCAGAAGAGTACTGTAAAGATAGGAAATATGGATTTAGGATTCTCACAGAAGAACACCTATTACCAAACAAAAAGAAATGAAAACATTATATGTATTTGATTTAGATGGAGTCTTAATTGATTCTGAAGATAATATGAGAAAATCATTTGACTCTCTCAACACTGGTAGAGATTTCAATGATTACTTCAAACTTATTGGTAAACCCTTTAAAGACATACTGACTGAGATGGGTATACTTACCGACCAAGATGAATTGATGAGAAACTACAATCAGTTCTCTTCAAAGAATAGTAAGTTGATTAAGTTTTACGATGGTGTAGAAGAACACTTGCAACATCTTAAGTCACAAGGAAAGAAACTTGCAGTCGTCACATCCAAACACAAGGATAGGACACACGACATCTTATCTAAGTTAGATGTTGAGTTTGATTTTATCTGTTGTCCTACTGAAGGTCTAAGAGGTAAACCCTCACCCGACCAACTACTATATACTCTTGCACATTGTAATACAAGTCCGAAAGATGCAGTGTATGTCGGAGATATGATAGTAGACAAAGAATGTGCAGATGCATCAGGTGTGGATTTTATACACGCAGAATATGGATACGGTGAGGTAGAATGCTGGAACAAAGCAAAATCAATACAGTCGGTCTAATACCTTCCCGTTGGGGTTCAACTAGATTCGAGGGTAAACCCCTTGCAATGATTAATGGTGTCCCTATGATTAAACGGGTCTATGACCAAGCATCGATGTCGAAGAGACTAGACGAAGTCTACGTGGTTACGGATGATGACCGAATTGAGAACTACTGTAATGACAATAACCTGAATGTAATCAGGATAGATGACGATGTAAAAACGGGAACTGACCGAATTGCACTTACACTTGATACACTTGATGCAAAGGTATATGTTAACATTCAAGGTGACGAACCCCTGATTGACCCTGATGCAATTGATAAGTTAATAGAGACTCATACACTAAGTAGTGTCACAAATGCATATGTAGAGTTATCTGAATCAGGTAAGTGGCACAAATTACACGATAAGAATGTTGTCAAAGTAGTAACAGATTCATATGATAATGCACTATATTATTCACGACTTAGTATACCATATTATCAAAAAGATACAACACCTATCAAACAACAATTGGGACTTTATGCATTTGATAAAGAGTTCTTAAAACTCTTCCCTACACTTCCAGTTAGAGATTTGGAGAGAAGTGAATCGGTAGAGATGTTAAGATTTGTAGAGAACGGTTATAAGGTTAAGATGGTAGAAGTTAACGATGTGGGTTTGTCTGTAGATACACCTAACGACATAAAATCAGTGGAGAATTATTTAAATGATATACAACATTAATACAGCAGAATATGAGATAGATGAAGAGGGGATAACTCGTCTTAGAAAAGACTTTGAAGAGATGTCTAAAATCGCACCACCAAAAATCATAACACTAGATGATGCAGTAAACAAGTACGACTTAGTGCAAACTAAAAAATGGTCAAGTTATATTAAAGGACTACTCCTCAATTTAGATACTGAACCAGTTACTAAAGAGACCTTCAAAGAAAAGATGTCTAATGTTCCTGATAACCTTTCCTTCCACGCAGTTAAGTTTATATATTTAATCAATGAAGCAAAGACAAATGGGTTCTATTCAATACCTCAAGCTTGCATACATACTAAACAGGGAACCCCTAAGTGGTGGGTACATCCAGGCTCATTCCGTGAATCAGTACTACTTCATCTTAAAGATATGCAACACAAGTTTATTGTTTGGGATAGTCAAGATATGATTGATGCACCTGCATTATCATTTGAAGAATGGTCGACACCCTTCTTATCACTTTTAGAAAAGAAGTTGAACTTACACGTTGCGATATGTAATGAAGAACATAAAAAAGTTATTGAGTTCCACGTGGGTGAAGATAGACCTGAATACTACAATTTGAATAGGAGAGTGTATGATATGTTTGGTGGTAAGAAACCATACCTAATAGGTGAATGTTCTCCCGACATACAAGACTATTTCAGTGACGATGAAACAAGTAATGTTCACATCCAAGCAAAAACAATACTCAAAGAAGACGACTTATTGTCCCTTTACGATTTTCATCCAAATATAAATGAGATTAATACAGATAACCTAAGAATTTACATTAAATAATCATAAATAAAGTATAATGTCGGGTTTATTTGAACAATATGATAATCTATTGCCATCAGAATTTGAAGAGAAGACTGATGAGAGTTTACAGTGGTTTAGAAAAAACCTAAGAAACATAAGAGTAAAACAAGAAGACATTCTTAGAAGTCAAGGCGATACTGCTTTACCTTCTGATATGAGAACAGGTGAGATGTTTATGTATATGTATGATGCAAAGTACAAAGATGTTTTACCGTATTACGATAAGTTTCCTGTTATGATTCTTATCGAAAAAAGTTTTAAAGGATGTATTGGATTAAACTTACATTACATACCACCTCGTTTTCGTGCAAGGTTTTTAGAGGAATTGTACAAACTTAGTAATGATGACGAATTAGAAGAAGGTGCAAAATTTAACATAACATATGAATTATTAATGAAGATATCAGAATTGAAATACGGTAAACCTTGTGTCAAAAAATACTTATGGACACATATAGAAAGTCGAATAATTAGAATATTACCCGAACATTGGGATGTGGTTTCTATGTTACCTCTTCAACAATTTAATATTAATGCCAATACAGTATATGCAGATAGCAAAGGGAAATTCTAATGAGTAACTTAGATATAGAAAAATTTAAAAGTAGTTTTGACAACGGTGCAAGACCTAATAGGTTCGAAGCAGATTTCTTCTGTCCTCAACTCGGTTTAAACTGGGAAGGACTTAGAGTTGAATCCTGTTCTTTGCCAGGAAGACAAATAGAGACATCCCAATTCTCAGAATATGGGCCAACACGAAACCTACCCTTCCAACTTAATCACGATTCAGGTAATGTAGAGTTCACATTCTTATGTGACTCATCCTTTACTGATAGAATTTTAATAGATGCGTGGATGGAAACCATCTATAGTGGAGCTGCAAGTGCTATAGACGAAGGTCTTGGTGCATCAACAAATCCTAAGTTTTCATACTTATCGGATTATGTTGGAACAATCAATATAAGACAATTGAGAATGAATGGGAAACAAGCAATGGAATATGAATTGATGGAAGCGTTTCCTATTTCGTTTGCACCTATGGAATTAAATTCAGGTACTAGAGATGATGTAATGAGATTCACTTGTACTATTTCATTCAGGTCATTTAAAACAAAATATGTTGCAGATACATCATCGGGTGGACTTATAAATAGAGGTAGAAGAGTATTAGATATTCTTTTAGATGTAGGGAAACTTGCAGATAGAAATGGTTCATCAAGTTTTTTTGATAGACTGTCTAGACTTGACACTAGGTTGAGTCAAATTGGGTCAATAATTGGCCCTTAATATAATGGAGTAAAGTATGGGATTACCAATCCAAAATGCACCTAAGTTTAAGTGCAGATTAAGTGATGGTCGAGAAGTAACATTCAGACCGTTTCTTGTTAAAGAACAGAAGTATCTTTTAATTGCAAAAGAGAGTTCTGATAATAACGAAATTTTAGATGCTGTTAAGAACTTAGTAAATGCAGTGACCGATGGTGCAGTAGATACAATGACACTTCCAATATATGACTTGGAGTATTTATTTTTAAATATTCGTGCAAAGTCGGTTGGTGAGAGTGTTGATGTATCATTTTATTGTGGTGAAGAAGGATGTGAGGGAACAGGTACTACGAAAGTTGACTTGACTAGTGTTGAAATTGTTAAACCCTCGGAAGTAGACTCCAAGATTATGCTTAGTGAAACACTAGGTGTAACACTTAAGTTTCCTAATACATCCGAACTTGCAAAAGCAGAATCGATAACAGATGAGAACGAGAAGCTTATAGAGTTATTGATGAAAGGAATTGATACAATCTTCGATGAAGAAAGTGTTTATAACACAAGTGAAATTCCTGACAGCGAGTTGAGAGAGTTTGTAGAGAATTTAACACTAGAACAGTTAGATGGGTTGAATGAGTTCTTTGAATCTCTTCCATCAGTTGCAAAGGATGTTAAATACAAGTGTGACACTTGTGGTGCTGTAAATGAAACAACACTAAAGGGGTTACAAAGTTTTTTTTAATATCTCTTTCTCACGAGAGTTTAATAAACTATTATAATACTAATTTTCAGTTAATGCAACACCACAAGTATTCATTAACAGAGTTAGACAGAATGATACCTTGGGAGAGAGAGATTTACGTAAAACTTCTTCTCAACTGGTTAGAAGAAGAGAAGATGAGACAGGAAAAAAGAAAGTCTTAGTTATGCACAAAGTGATTTTTTAATATAATTAAAGGATAGAACAATGGCAGACGAAAAAGAATATAAAGACCAGTCCAGTAATGAGGTCGAAATTGACTTAGATAAGTATATGGCACTTATCGAGAAACTTGATGAACAGGAAGATGTCATCAAAGAGATGAAAGAAGATGCTATCAAAGCAAAACGTGGTCTCGAACCACCTAAACGAAAGTTTATGGATTTGTTTTTAGATGATAATGACTTGAATGAAAAAGCAATCATCGGGTTTATTTCTTTCTTCTTAATGGTAGTGTTTGGTATGACTGACTTAGTCACTGCACTAGTATGGGATATGGACTTAAAGGTATCAGAAACAATCTACACATCATTTGTTGTAGTGACACTTGGTGCATTCGGTATATCAGAAGCAGGAAAAGCATTCGGTAAATAGGAAACAGTAAATGGCAGACGAGTTCGACAAATCAAGAGCAGAATTGCAGAAACAGGTTAATGCACTTAGTGAAACTACTAAGGGTTTTAGTAAACCGTTTAAAAATGCAATTGATGAACTTAAGAACATCAATATAGATGTTGCAGAAACTGCTGCAAATCTTAGAAAAAATTCAAAGGACTCATTTGCAGGTATGCTTGCAAGTAACCAATTACTTAAAGCACAACGTAAAGCTGCAGCAGACCCTGAGTTCGCAAAAGTAAACAGTGCTGTAAAAGAATCATTAAGGAAACAAGAAGAGATTCAAAATTCAATCAATGATAAGTTGCAATCATCTGCAACTCTCATTGAGATGCAGAAGACCATAAACGAGAAAGTACTGGAAGCAGAAAACTTAGGTGTTGACAGTACACGAGAACAAAAGGAAAAAGCACTAAAAGAGATATCAGACCTTGAGAGTGAATTAGCAAAAGCAAAAGAAACTGAAGTTGCTCTGGAAAATCGTAGATTAGAAGAAACCAAGAAAGCAACAGATGTTTTAGTTGCAGTACAACAAAAAAACAACAATAAAGTTAAGAAAGACTTAGAAAACGCTTCATCAAGTGAGAGTTTTGGTAAGTTCAGTAGTGGGTTGAAGGAATTAAGTGGTGGTATCGTTGATATCAGTGCTGTATTAGACCCGTTAGTATCCAAATTTAATGCAGTTAAAGATGTTGGTGGTGGTTTTCTATCTGCAGCAGGTAACATCTCAGAAGTTGTACAGGGTTTTGATACAGGTGGTCAAGGTGATGATGGCAACTCCAATATCATCAAAGAAAAAGCACAGGGACTAAAAGATAGAATCCTTGGAAATAAGAAAGAAAAGAAACAAGGTGAAAAGGTTCTAAAGGACAAAACAACATTATCAAAGAAGAACAATAAGGTAGATGCAACAAATCTAAAAAACAAAAAGGTAATTGGTGGAAAACTGGGTGCAATTTCTACTGCATTTTCAGGAATCCTTGCTACACTTGGTTTAATCTTTGGTGGACTTGCGTTAATACTTCTAGGAGTTCTTGCAGTTCCAATCGCAATTGGTGCTGCAATTGCAGCAATAACAACAGCATTTAGTGCAGAAGCATTTGCTGGAGTGGGAATAGCAATCAAAGAGTCTGCTGAACGAATAACAGGAATATTTAAAGGTGCTGGTAAAGCACTTTCAGAAGGTATATCAAAACTTAAACTTGGGTTAGGAATAAAACCCAAACCAACTCCTAAACCAACTCCTAAACCAAAGGTACCTCTAAAAGCAGACGGAACACCCGACAAAAGATTCAAAGTAAATAAGCTTGCTGGAGAAGGTGTTGAAGAGACTGTAAAACAGAGTGGTAGATTATTAGGTGGAATAAAGAATACTGCAAAATTTCTTACTAAGAAACTTCCGTTTCTTGGTGCTGCAGCTGAAACTGGTTTTGATTTAAAAGACCAACAAGATAAGATTGAACAGTTGAGAAAGGCGAGAGAAGACGGAACCCTAATGAAGAAGGATGATGTGACTGGTGAATCTCGTGCATATACCGATGAAGAATTTAAAAAATTAGAGGACGCAACCTTAGCTAATAAAGCAGGAAGTGTTGGTAAAGGTGCTGGTTCACTTGCAGGTGGATTGGGTGGTGCAGTACTTGGTGCAAAAGTAGGAGGAGCACTAGGTGTAATCGGTGGCCCAGTTGGAATAGCAGTTGGTGGGTTCTTAGGTTCACTAGTTGGTGGTATTGGTGGTGCAATCGTAGGAGGTCTTGCAGGAGATGAAGCTGCAACATCACTTGCAGGGGATAATGACTCTCAAAGAATTGTAGACCAAGCAGTTGCAAATCTTCCAACTGTAGATGGTGATGCAATTGCAGATAGTACACTTGCAACAACTGAAGCAGGTGAAAATGCTTCTGTTGCTTCTAATACTGTTGTTACTACTCAATCAAATTCAAACGACAATAGTCAAACAAATACTTTTGTAAGTGGTGGACAAAACTCTGCAAGAAACAGAGACAATGACTTCAACAGAACTGCTGGTAGTAACTTGAAATTATTTCCAGTCTAGTCTAAAGTTTTAATCTTTCTATTATATTTTGTTTTGTCTTTATGGACTTGAGTAAGTCCGTGTGATGGTGTCTCTTTACGAGTAGTTATTTCGGGTTTCTTTTTACCAAAGATTTTCTCCCAATTATCTGCATAGGTCTTATCGTCTGAGTTCCTTCTCTTGGAACCTTTTCCTCCGTGCCATTGATTCATTATCTTCTTCTTTGTCTTGTTGGTATTGCCCTTTTCTTTGCATCTAATTTTTTTCTTCGTTTTAAATCTTGGTTCTTTTGATTCTTAGTATCGTTAGGTTTCTCGTGATACTTTCTATCCCTAACTTCTTGCACTATCTCTGCATTATCACATTCTTTCTTAAACCTACGAAGAAGTTTATCAAATGGTTCTTCCATTCTGTTCTTCGGATTTATTCTTGGTTTTACACTTGGCATATTATTGTTATTGTTAATTTATAAAAAAGTGTGAAGTCACCCCACGCCTTACAGCAACCCGTTCTTCACCGACCAATCCGCTTATGCTATTGACCTTTCCCTTACTAAGTACCCCCATTATTACTCCACGGTCTTAGTGTTGATGGAAGACTTTTCACATTATACATATCGTAATCTTCCATCCCCATAAAGAGTCTTACTACTTAATCAGTTGCAAGTCTCTTAAAGTAATCCATCGCATCGTCTTCCTCTACTACTGGAGAGGTTGATTCTACTGATGAGATTACAGGTTCTTCTGCAACAGATTCAGTGTTTACATTAGACCAAGGAACTTCTTCCATATCTTCTGCAACAGACTCTGCTGTAGAGTTACTCATTCCACCTGCAAGACCTAGAACTCTGTCTAGTTTCTCTTTGAGTTCGTCATAAGACTTGAACTCTTCTGGCGAAATAATATTCGACAATGAATGAGTTGAATTATTTATACTTTCCAACCTAGTTTCATCATCAAATAATGGTGCAGTTGCATCGAACTCTGACTTATCATAGTTCCAGTAACCATCAACTTTTCTGATTTTAATCTTAAAGTTTGCACCTTCATCTCTCAAGTCAAAAGGATTGATTGCTTTCTCATCTTCAAATGCAGGTGAGATTGCTTCCTTGAGTGCTTCAAAGATTTTTTTACCGTATCTGTATTTGAATACTTTACCTTCGTTGTCGGGATTTTTAGGGTCTGAAACAACATAGACATTAGAAACATAGTGAAGTCTTCGCTTCTGTTTCCTTGCAATCTCTTTGTTTGCTTCGATACCTGTATTCCACAACTGGGTGTTGTATTCAGATACTGGGTCTTGTTTGCCGATAGTGGTCAATGATTTCTCAATATACCATCCACCTGGCCCTTGAAACCCGTGGTCGAAGTATGATACCCAAGGCATCTCTTCTCCATTGGGAGTAGGTAAGAAACGAACTACAGCGTAACCGTTACCACTCTTATCGAGTTCGGGTTTCCACATAGTATCGTCTGTGTAGGATTTTTTTGCACCATCAGATGGTGAAGCTGTTTCCATTGCAGCTCTTAGTTTATCTAAACTACTTGACATTGTATTCTCCTATTTTATCGTACAATTATATCGCATTTTATAT